GCCAATAAAATTTGAAAAAGAGTATAAATATTATTAGGATTTAATATGAAAACTAAAAGAGGAAAATCAGGAACTGGCCTTAAAGACTACGTTAAGAAAAGTAATAGAATAGAAAAAATTTTAAAGGCTCATGATTCAAAAACTGGAAAAGACGTTTTCGTAAGTAGAAATGAAATAATGACTTCAGGAGATAGATACAAACCTGTTAAAGGTGGTGTTAAAAATTTTGTATCAGAATTAGCAAGACAAAATCAAAAAAGAACAGGAGGAGCGATGCTCAAAAACCCAGGTAAAGCAGATTTAGATAAAGACGGAAAACTTTCCGGTTACGAAAAGAAAAGAGGAATGGCCATTGAAAAAAATATGTCAGGAAAAAAAATGGGTGGTGGAATGATGATGAAACCTATGGGTTATAAATCAGGTACGTCTGTTATGGCTAGAGGTTGTAAACTTGGCAGAAAAAAAGCAACTAAAATAATGTAGTTGATATTCAGCCATGACAAGGCTAAAAGGATAAAAATATATGGCTGTTGAAAAAAACGAGACAAGCATCACTGAAGATTTAGAAGTTGATACTCCTCAAGAAGATGTTACAGAGGAAGTAGAACTTTCTGTTGAAGGAGAAGAACCAGAGGAAGAGTTAAGACCTCAAGACGATTTCAATGCTAATCTTGCAGAAACAATGGACGAGAGAACATTATCTCGTATGGCCAGTGAATTAGTTCAAGATTATAAAAAAGATAAAGAATCTAGAAAAGAATGGGAAGATGCTTACATAAAAGGTTTAGATCTTTTAGGTGTTAAATACAGAGAAGTAAGTAAACCGTTTAAAGGGGCTTCAAATGTTACTCATCCGTTGCTCGCGGAATCTGTTACACAATTCCAAGCACAAGCTTATAAAGAATTAGTTCCAAGCGATGGCCCGGTTAGAACACAAATAGTAGGATTACAAACCCCGCCAATTGAACAACAAGCTGACCGAGTTAAAGATTACATGAACTACATGCTTATGGAAAAAATGGAAGAGTACACTACTGACATGGATCAGATGCTATTCTATTTACCATTGTCCGGTAGCACTTTTAAAAAAATCTATTACGATGAATTAATGCAACGGCCTGTATCTAAATTTATTCCAGCAGAAGATTTAGTGGTGCCTTACTATGCGTCTGATCTTAAAGATACAGATAGAATTACTCACGTACAACGGCTAACGGAAAACGAAGTCGTGAAACAAATGGCGGCAGGATTTTATCGTGAGGTAGAATTAACAGGATCAGTAGATGACACAGATGAAGTTCAGAAAAAAATTAATGAACTTGAAGGTGTGAAAAAAGCGGGTAGTGATGATCTTCATACTATTTTAGAAATGCACGTTGATTTACATTTAGATGATTACGAAAAGTTTGATTCTCGTGCACAAAGTATTAAAATTCCTTACGTGGTCACCATTGACGAAGGCAGTGGTGAAATATTATCAATCTATAGAAACTATAGACCAGACGATCCAACATACAAAAGAATAGAATATTTTGTTCATTACAAATTTTTACCTGGTTTAGGTTTTTATGGCTTTGGCCTTACACATATGATTGGTGGTTTGTCTCAAGCGGCTACACAATCACTAAGACAATTGATTGATGCAGGTACTTTAAAAAATTTACCAGCAGGATTTAAGTCTAGAGGTATCAGAGTAAGAGATGATGACCAACCCATTCAGCCTGGAGAGTTCAGAGATGTGGATGCACCGGGTGGAAATATCAGAGAACAGTTTTTTAACTTACCATTTACTGAACCATCAGTAACTTTATTTAATCTTTTAGGTTTTTTAGTACAAGCAGGGCAAAAATTTGCAGCGATTACTGATAACAATATTGGAAATGATGCTCAAAACAGAGCAGTAGGCACAACTGTAGCCATGATGGAGCGTGGTTCGAGAGTGATGAGTGGTGTTCACAAGCGTTGTTACTACGCAATGAAGATGGAATTTAAGATTTTAGCAAGAATTATGGCTGAATCGCTTCCACCAGAGTATCCATATGACGTTTACGGTGGTCCAAGATTTATAAAAGCTTTAGATTTTGATAATCGTGTTGATATTTTACCGGTAGCTGATCCAAATATCATGAGTATGGCACAAAGAGTGATGCTTGCACAGACACAATTGCAAGTAGCAAGCTCAAATCCAGCCTTACATAACATTCATGAGGCCTATAGACGTGTTTATGAAGCATTAGGAACAAAACAAATTGAAGCTTTACTAAAACCAGCACCAAAACCGCCTGAACCCATGGATCCTGCGAAAGAAAATGCACGTGCATTGCAAATGCAACTACTTACAGCTTTTGAATTTCAAGATCATGACGCACATATCGCTGCTCACATGGCATTTATGCAATCAAGAATGGTTCAAATTAATCCGCAAGTGTATGCGCTGTTACAATCGCACATTAGTGACCACATATCTTTCAAAGCGAAGATAGAAGTTCAAGAACAATTGATGGCAGACCCTAATATGGCCGCGTTAGCACAACAGGACCCACAACAATTTCAAATTCAGTTTGATAAAGCAGTTGCAACTGCAGTTGCAGAGATAACTGAGCAATTAGTTAGAGGTGAGATGCAAGCACAAGCTGGTAAACAAGATCCTTTAGTCAGATTAAAACAACAGGAGATAGATTTAAGAGCTATGGACTTACAAAGAAAAGCTGCAGAGACGAAAATGAGAGCTGAAATGGATATGCAACAAGAGGCAGCTAAATTAGATTTTCAATATGATAAACTTTCGGAGCAAGCTGCACAATCAGATGAAAGATTACAAGTAGCTAGAGAAAAAATTGCAAAAAAATAAAGATCCAAAAGTAGGAACAGGTAAGAAACCTAAAGGTTCAGGAAGAAGACTCTATACTGATGAGAACCCAAGAGATACAGTAAAAATAAAATTTGCAACACCAGCAGATGCAAGTGCAACTGTTGCAAAAGTAAAAAGAATTAACAAACCATTTGCTAGAAAGATACAGATCTTAACAGTTGGAGAACAACGTGCTAAAGTAATGGGTAAAACAAAAGTAGCTTCAATATTTAAAGCAGGAAAAAATGCGATTAGAAAAACAAAAAAAACGTAAGGGACTTAGTGGAGGAGTTAGATATGGACCGCCCCCTAAAAAAGGGCCTAACCCACAAGGAATAAAAGTAAGTGAACGAAAAAAACTCTTACGAAAACTTGCCGGAAAAGCATAAATTAATTTTTCTTGCAGGACTGTTTGATGGTGAAGGAAGCTTCGGTATATGGGGCAAAGGGGATGGTAGAAAATCATTTCAATGTTCTGTTGAAATGTGTGATAAAGATTCAGTACAAAAATTTGCCGATTTTTTTGGTGGAAGAGTGGTAAAACCTAGACTTAGAAAGAGTCATTGGACACAGACTTATAAATGGAAGCTATCAGGTGGTAGGGCTTACGAATGTATTGAGATGATGATAGAATATATGTGTTTTAGAAGACAGGAGAAATATAGCACAGTTAAATTATAGGTTAATGTATGAAAAAAAATAAAAAAATTAGAAAGTTCAAAGGTGGAGGAATGGATGCAAGACATCCCTTTTCATCAGGCTACAAAGGTGCTAAAAAAACATCCTCTATTATTCATGGAGGTAATGATCCAAAAAAAGTTACCTCTTTAAAAGTTAAGACACCACCAGGAGGATCAAATAACCAAAAAAGAAAAATGATTATGGGTCCAGGTGCATCTGTTTTAAAAGGTTTATTTTTGGATCCTTATTTAAAAAGAAGTAGAATGAGAAAAATGAGAGGCGAAAGTTTTTTTAGAAAAAAACCTATAGGGCTTCCAAGTACAAAAGATTATTATAGAACTTTTGGAGAACCTTTTGATCCTATGAGTAAAAAAGGTGTTGATTACATGAAAGAAGCTGGATTGATTACTAACACACCTCCTGGAGGCACTCCTGATGACGATCCTAAACAACTTTGCCCAGATGGATTTTCTTTTCCACCTTGTCCGCCAATGGCAACCGGGCCAGCACAACCAGTAAAAGCAAAAAAAGGAAAGATGGCTAAAAAATCAAAAATGTCGTGCCCACATAGACCTGATGGTATAAGAGGTATGGGTGCAGCAATTAGAGGGCATAAATTTACAGGAGTTAAATAATGTGGTTCAGTGCAATTAAACTAGCTGTAAATGCAGGTTCACACATTTACAAAAAGAAACAAGAAACTAAAATGATGATGGCTAACGCACAAGCCAAGCATGCAGAAAAGATGGCCTCCGGAGAATTAGAATACTCGGGCAAATTATTGGAGGCAAGACAATCGGACTGGAAAGACGAGTTCGTGTTGGTCGTGTTAACGCTCCCGATATTAGTGATTGCGTACGGGGTCTTCTCGGACGATCCGGGTGCGGCTGCAAAGATAAAAGAGTTCTTTGAGCAGTTCCAACAGCTTCCCAGCTGGTTTACAAATTTATGGATCCTTGTCGTGGCGAGCATCTATGGTATTAAGGGAACTCAAATATTTAAGGGTAAAAAATGAATTTAATTAGAGATTTACAAAAACAGTATAAAGAAAAAAGAATGAAAGATTCTGCAATAGCTCAACTTCGTAAAAGAAGTAAAGACTCAGTGGCTAGACCTAAAGCAGAAAAAAATATATTATCAACAGATAAAAGGATGCAACAGATATGACAAAACTATGCCCAAGAGGAAAAGCTGCAGCAAAGCGAAAGTTTAAAGTTTACCCTAGTGCATACGCTAACGCATATGCTAGCAAAATTTGTGCGGGTAAAATAAAAGATCCATCAGGAGTAAAGAGAAAAGATTTTAAAGGACCAAAACCAGCAGGTGCTAAAGTTGGTATGGCTGTTACTGCAGGTTCACAATCTGCTACAGGTAGATTAGAAAAGTCAGGTATTAAAAAAATGATGAGTGGTGGTTTTGGTATTTTTAGTAAAAAGAAAAAAGATAAAAAATCTAGTCAAGAAGAAAACGCTAAAAAGAAAAAGAAAAGACTTGAAGAACTAAGAAAAGAAATTGGTGCTAAAGAAGGTAAAATGATGATTATGATTGCTGTCGGTAAACCAAAAAAAACAAAAAGAACAACAAGAAGCAGACAAGGTGCTGATTTTAATCATCCGAGAGGTTTTAGATTATCAGATGAAAAATTTGGTAATCCAAAAAAAGCTAAACCTAAAAAAGCTAACAAAGGTGCAATAATGAAAGTCGCAAAAGGGTTAGAAAAAGCATCGAGAACTCATGCGGGTCAAGCTAAAACTTTAAAATCACTTAAATTAACAAAAGGCGGTGGAGCTGCAATAAGAGGAATGAATTTCAAAGGTGTCTACTAATGTACAAACGAGGATCATGTTGGGAGGGCTACAAACAAGCGGGTATGAAAAAAAAGGGAAACAAGATGGTTCCCAACTGTGTGCCAGCGATGAAGGAGGGTGGCTTAACTAAATGGTTCAAAGAAAAATGGGTAGACATTGGAGCAAAGAAAAAAGGTGGCAAGTTTCAGGAGTGTGGAAGAAAATCTGCCAGTGGTTCAAAAAGGAAGTATCCGAAGTGCGTACCACTTGCAAAAGCCACAGCGATGACAAAATCGCAAAGGGCTTCTGCTGTTGCCAGAAAAAGAGC